TCAAGCGACACAAGCCATGATGTGCAAATTGCTGGCTTGATTCAAGCGGCTAGGGAGCAGTGGGAGCACGATACCGACTCGGTGACGTGCTTCCAAACTCTTCGGGTTCGGATCAGTGCTTGGACTGATGGCCTATCACTTCCAAAAAGCCCAGTTCATTCGATAACCTCGATTCAATATTTCGATGGCGCGAACGCACTACAGACGCTTTCATCATCAATATATCAATTGCACGATGGAACGATCAGAATAGCCTACTTGCAAGTGCTCCCGGGCACTTCGGCGCGTTGGGACGCATGGTCGATCAATTACCGAGCGGGGTACAGCGTTGACGGTGCCAAGGTGCCAGCGATCGCTAAAAACGCAATGCTTTTGCTAGTAGGTCACTACTTCGAGAATCGAGACATGCTAATGTCCGACGCGTTGCAAACGATGCGACCATACGAGGCTTTGGTTCGTCGATTCATGAGGAGCAATTACCCATGAGCGGACGTCCGAGGGATCTAAGGCTTGGTGCCCTTCGCCAGCGATGCACAATCCAGCAACCAACAGAGACGCTAGATTCAGCGGGCCAGCCTGTTGTCACTTGGTCGTCTTATGTCGTCAATGAGCCTTGCGAATTTCAGCCCACAGGTGGTTTTGAGTCAATGCGTGGCCGGCAACTCGAAGCAGGAACTAGGGCGATATTTCGAGTGCGTTATCGAAGTGGTTACACGCCAAAGATGCGAGTGTCTTTTGACGGCGAAACCTACGGCATTACAGCGATCAACAAGGTCGATGGCCTCAATCGTTACATGCTCCTTGTATGCTCTGCGGTGGTATCATGAGCGGCGTAAAGATCGAGATAAACGAAGCCTTACTCAAAGCGGTCGCAGATATTCCGCTAACGCTTCGCAATGGGCCTCTAGGTCGATGTCTTGGATCGTTCGCCAAGCCGATTGCACGGCAAGCGGCGTCAAATGCTAGTTCGTCGAGGGAAACAGGATCTCGGCAAAAGTGGTCGAAGAAGTTCAAAAACAACGGAGCATTTCAAAACGATTCCAAGCAACATTTTGGGCACAAGGTTTTGCGAAACGGGATCGCGGTTTACATTGGTGCCCAGTACCCAAAGGGCAACAAGCAGCAATTTTTGAACCCTACTAAAAAAGGTGATTCATACGATCGCTATCATTGGGGCAAACCGGGCCAGACGATCACTTCGACAAGTCGCAAGGGGACAACCTACACTTACACTCGCGGCCAGTCTAAGAACCCTCGAAAGAACAACAACAAGCGAAACAATCCAACAACAGCCCGCTATCCAATCCAAGAGCGTGCAACGGTGCGAGCTTTCGACCAGACACAAGCGACGGCTGAGGCAGCATTTTTGAATCAACTAAACAAAGAAATAAAGGAGCTTCGCCTTGGCTAGGAATCTCAACCTTACTCAAACGGTGACTATCGCTGCGAGCGGGTCGACATCAACAACGGCAACAATGGACGGTGCTAGGATTCCACTTGCAATCTTGACACCGGCAAGCCTTGAGGGAACTGAGTTTAAGTTTCAGGCTTCGAGAGATGGCGACAACTTTTTTGCACTTTACAACGGTTCAACAGAGTACGCGGTGACAGTTGCAAATAGTCGGTACATCGCACTAAACCCTGACGTATTCGAAGCGGTAAAGCACGTCAAGATTGTCAGCAATGCAGCCGGCGGTGAAGACGCATCAAGAACGATCTACATCATCAGCGGGGAGCGTTAATCAGTGTCGGCGATCGGCGAAGCACTACGAACGAAACTACTGTCCTATCAGACGGTATCGGCTCTCATCGGGCAACGGATGTATCCTGATGCGTTGCTTGAAGGTGCTACGCTTCCTGCCTGCGTTTATTACGTCACTTCGACCAACAGACCACACACACTTGAAGGTGTTGAAAAGTTCGCCCAGGCAAGATTTACGATCGAGTGTTATGCACTGACTCGAACGACTTGCAGTGCGATAAGTAAGGCAATTCGCGAAACTGGAATATCTAGCTTTCGCGGTGTTGTCAGTGGTTACACTTTTTGCGGGATCATGTTTGATTCCGCGGATGAGTATTTACAGGAATCGCCAACCGATGGCAACCAAGAGCATCGGTATGTGGTTAGTTTCGATCTCTTGGTCAATTACAAGGAGCCTTAAACGTGGCAGCATTAACCGTTGCAGACACCGGACTCGGAGCGACAATTTCGGGAACTGGTTTGGTGACTACTCAAATCAAGCGAATCAGCGGAGCGAAAATCGATGTTGACGTGCTGAACATCACGCATCTTGGCACAACCGCTTTCGAAGAGCTTCGCCCGAGCGATCTTCGCAAGAATCCAGAGGTCGAAGTTGAGTTCAATTGGCTCGGAGCGGCTCCGCCGATCACAACTGCGATGATTCCATCGGCTGAACCATACGCAGGGATCTCAGTGACGATTACTTACCCTGGGGCTGGTAGCTACACTGGCACAGCGTTTGTCAAGTCAGTAGAATTTCCTTCGGCTGAACCCGGCCAAGTCATGATGGGTAAGTATGTGCTCCAATTCGACGGAGCTACTGATTTTGCATTTACAGCAGCGTAAGGATGAAAAATGTTTACGATTAAACAGCAAATGGGAATCAGTGTTCGAACGGGCACTGAAATCAAGCTAAAGCAGTTCCAAGTTTTCTTCGATAACGTTCTCGTTGGGTACCTACCTTACGGGGCTAAGTCGCAGATCCAAGCCTTGTTCAACTTTCCGCATGATTCGCTAAACGATGATGTGCTTGTTGAGCTTGGCATGGTCGCGGCTGGGTTGCAAGAAATCGAGTCGGTGACGGTCGAAGGGCCTGAGCAATACTCGCGGCAATTCGTCGAAGCGGTTCGCAAAGCACAAGAAGAGGAAAGCCAAGACGATGAATAAAAGAGATGCGTTTTTTGCTTTGGCCTCAAGGCCATTGCGATCGACACAAGTAATGGTCGAAGGCGAGGTGTTTACACTTCGCGAATTGTCTGAGGCTGATGCATCGGAAATGGAAGTAGCGATGCAGGACAAGTCCGGCAAATTCGACTACGCTCGGCATCGAATGCTTTTGGTTACTTATAGCCTTGTGGACGATGAAGGCAAGCGAATTGTAGACAACTGGGAGCAGTTGAAAGCTTTTCCGAGAACGATCATCGGGCGACTCTATGAAGCATGTTTGGACTTGTCCAAGTATGACGAAAAGGAGATTCGCGACCTAGCAAAAAAATCAGGCGAAGCCGAAGGCTAAAAATAGCCTTTAGGCTGGCGCTTAAATGGGGGATCGAAGATCCGATTAATTGGGCTGAGTCCCTTCCGTCGGGTTGCCTCAATCAGTGGCTAGCGTTCGATTCAATCGAGCCAATAGGAGAGGAGTGGATGCAGACGGCAAAGATCCTAGAAGCACTCTATTTGCCACTGTACGCACGGGCAAAACGTCAACCGCCTGATGCTGAGGATCTTATGCCGGATCGATTCACAAGACCAAGGAAGAGCGTTCTAGGGCCGATCATGGCGGCGGCTCAGAATGGTCAGGCAATGGCGGCTCAATTCAAAGCAATGGTCGGAGGAAAATAGATGGCTCAGACGATCAATGTTGCGAATATCAAAATCGGGATGGCGGTTGACGGCTCAGAGTTTACACGCAAGCAAATTCGCGATGTAAACACAATGCTCCGCGAATCGGAGGCTCCGGCAAGCAAATTTGATACGTCGATGCGATTGCTTGAAAAGGCTTTTCGCGAAGGCGGGATTTCGATGCAACAGTTTGTGCAAGCAGAGCAAATGCTACTTGCCAAACTTGCTCAAGGCGAAGCAGCGGCTAGGCGACAGTCTGAGGCTTTGCATGGCTTAAGTCGATCGACTCAGCAAGCAACGCAATCATCTAGCGGGCTATCGGCGGCGTTCGGTGCCCAGCAATCGGCAATGTCAGCGATCCAAGGTCAGGTCGCTGGATTCGTTGGAATCGCGGCGGCGATCGGTGGCATCAAGAAATCGATTCAGCTTGCATCGGAGCTTGAGACGAACAAGATCGCTTTCGAGGTCATGACCGGATCGGCTAGCAAGGCCGAAACCATCCTTCGACAGTTTAAAGCTCTCGATGTCCAGAGCCCTATCAACTATGGCGATTTTGCGACGGCGGGCAAAACGCTTTTGCAATTTGGAATGACAGCCGAGTCAGTACCGCCAACACTTCAAAAACTATCAGCAATCAGCCTTGGAAATGCAGAACAATTCAAGAGCCTTGCGTTGGCTTTCGGCCAGACTCAAGCGGCTGGGCGATTGATGGGTCAGGAAGTCTTGCAATTCATTAACGCAGGATTTAACCCGCTACAAGAAATCAGCCGGACTACTGGCATCAGCATGGTCGAGCTAAAAAAGCGGATGGAAGATGGAGCGATCTCTGCTCAAATGGTTGCTACAGCCTTTCGCACAGCGACCGAAGAAGGCGGGTTGTTTTTCGGCATGAACGAAAAGCTTTCGCAATCAATGGCGGGCCAGTTCGCTAAACTCGAAGGTGATATTAAAGCGGCGGCGGTAACTCTCGGCCAAGACTTGATGCCGTTGATTAAGCAAACCGTGGGAATGATTCGCGATGGGTTTGGAGGCGGCGAAGGTGGCGGCGAGCGTGGCATCATCGGCGAAAATGTACGCGGGATTTCAAATGCTTACGCATCGCTATTCGCAGGCATCCAGGCAGGCACTACGGGAGCAGCTGGTGCGCTTAAAAAAGGCGACGTGCTAGGTTACTTCGGTGCGTTCGGGACTGGCTTCAATGCAATGCTGGACAAGCATCAAGATATTATTGACGGCGAACTAGATCGCGAAGCGGCATTGATTCGAGCCAAGAACGAAGAGGGCGAAATTGCCAAGAAGAAACAAGAGACGCAAGCCGAAGTGCTTAAACTTGCTGAGGCTGAAAAGCAGCGGGCACAGGCAGAGCGTGACAGGCTT